AAAAGATATAAACACAGGTCTTGAGTTTGAGGAGGTACCAGAGACAGCATGACAAAATTTTTCTAAGTCCCTTCTTGATGCCTCATAACCTTTCACTATTGACACTCCTGTTTGCTTCCTACTTACTAGCCTTGCCAATCTCTCTGCCCTTTGTGTTATAGCTTTAATAGATTGTTGAGCTATGTAAAACATTCTAGTATATCTTTTATGGAACTCACCTTATTTAGGTTCTGTGGATACATTAGTTCTCGCTGACTCAAACTCCATAACAAATCTTGATAAGTCATCTGATGGAATATCATCTATACCAATCCCTTTTCTAGCATATTTTAACTCAAAGCGCTCATGGACCTTTATTAAAGCATTAAATTTCTTTATTGATGCAGCTCCCCCTAATTCTGACTCACCACTTAATGAGCTTAATACATCATTAACATTTTTAAGCTTATCAAATGCTATTGGCTTATTACCTCCAGCTATGCTATAGTTCTTCATATTCTTCATATCACTCTCTGATACCTTCTCAGATGTTGAAGAAGCTTTATCTGACGGTGTGACGTTTAACTCACTAGCTTTAGGTAAGTCCCTTAAAATAGAGAATTTAACTTGCCCCCATTCTATATAACTCCTTTTAGATAACTTGTTCCTGTCAACTGTTGTTCTTTTCGATTCATTAGCTAGATCAGAGTATCCATCTAGTCTAACATCGTATTTAGATAAGGACAGTGATTTATACAATGATCTTCTAACGGTTGACTCAAATCTTGATAGTAGCCTCCTATCAGCCTTATTAGGTGATTTAAAGCCATTTATATTCTCAAAGACCTTAGATAAATTTGTGTCAGGATGTGGATATGATTTATATAAATTTGCTATGTTGACACGCAATAGCTTATCGGTTGTCAAAGATGATATCACGCTGTAAGCCTCCTTAGCAAACTCTTTCCTATCATCATCTAATGTACTTAAGAAATCTTTCTTAGGGCTTTTCGACATTATATGGTCCATTTCTAAGTCATAAATGAACAACTGTCTTGATGCTTTTATTGATTCGCCAATAAAGTCTGGGTCATAACAAGCTATAGTTGTCCCAAGTCTCATTAACTCACCTATTGCTGATGACACATCAGTGCTAAGCTTTGCATCACTCATCATGACTGACAAGTTTGAATATGTCCTTATTAATTCTATGAGTCTCCTGTAATGCTCATATGTCAATATTGTCCATTTATCAAACAATCTAAATGCTATCAATGAGTATATTGATATGTATGCAACATCAGATTTTTCTGTTAATCTTAATTGCC